AAGGACGGAGATACAGCCGTTCAGATTATCCCTATGCTAAAAGAGTATTTAGAAATCAATGTCAAGAACGATGAACAACTTGTTAAGTTAGCAACAATCGTTCAAAGAATTACAGCAGCAGAAAAAAGAGTATCGGATAGTGGAGATGAGTTTGGTTTATCAGAAAACGAAAAGAAACAACTTATGGACGCAATAGAATCTGATGTTCAAGAGTTACAAATCAAAAAAGACGAAATAGAAAGTTCTATCAGTAAGGAAAATTAAATGGCATATTTTAGAGCCGAAGAGCAAGGTTCTGGTATTGACAAACCCGGTGAAAATGAGTTTATAACTCGTAGTGAGTTGTATGCTATTTTAGACCAAACAAAAAAAACTAACAAGTTTTATGAATTGGAACCTTTTGAAGTAATGGACATTTATCGAGATGGTGGAAGAGTTAGTCAAGAAGGCGCTGTTATTGGTAGATATATATTTTCAGAACAAGGCGACTCGGTTGAAGATATGAAAGAATATATACCATTAGATTCAAACAACATACAACAACCATTGGTAGGCGAATATTATCTTGGGTTTACATTTAGAGATAAAAGATATTACTTTGGTAGAATTATGGATAATACTACAAAGGTTAATCCAGACTCAACAGATTTTAATAAAAGTTCTTTGTTAGAAGTAGAGTCTTTAAAAACTGATGATGAAGATTTAAAGGTTTTAAACTCAGATAATGTTGATACAAAAGAATTTGTTCACGGAGATTTATTTGTAAATGATAACTCATCAAGAATTAACGTGGAAGAAGGTGGAACTTTAATACAAGGTCGATTTAAGAATGTAATTAAGCTAGGTAATAGTTTAAAAAATGACTCTGGTAATATAAAACTAATATCCGGTATTGACTATGGTAGTGGTACTTTATTTAGAGATAAATCTTCAATCTATTTAACTACCAATGAAAAGGTGTTGTTATCGTATCCATCAAAAGATGTAATGGATAAAGATTATGATAAACCACAATTAATTTTAGATTCAGATAGAATTGTTATAAACTCTAAAAATGACGAGATAGGATTATCAGCAAAAAAAAATATAACTATTGATTCAGACGAAGGGGATATATTATTAAACGCGGCAGACAGAATTAGATTAAGACCAAGAAATAGTAAAATTGATTTTATAACTATTAACGGACAAAAAAGAGATTTTGCAAATCCTAATGGGGATATATTGTTACCTAAGTTTATTAAAGAAAGGGCAGGAGATTTTAAACCATTAGTTGATATTATTAAAGCAGAATTATTAGCATTACCTTATTTAATATTACCACCAGTATTACCAGGTGGAGCACCTAATCCAAGTTTTATGATAGGTATGAAAATTAAATACGATGTAATAAAATCTTATATAGAATTAATTAAATACTTTATTGATTTAGAGTGGTTACCAAAATTTGATTTTGAATTAGTGAACTTACAAGAAGTATTAGATGCGCTTGGAATATCAAGTTTACCTGGCCTTGATGAACTTGGTGGATTTGATGGTGTATTAGCAGACATAGCAGGAGCAAAAGCAAAAATTGAAGTTCTAAAAGGTACGGTAGATGGTTTAAAAAGTAAATCCGCTGTTGTTTCTAATCAAGTAAGTCAAATTCAAAAAGGAGAATTTGATGGTTCACCAAGTGATTTTATTAAAACACTTGATGATTTTGAAAGTGATGAAGAAAATCCTAAAATAGACACAACAGATATAAGAGAAATCATTGCGGACGGAACACTAAATTCCACAGAAGAATTAACAAGATATTTTCAAAATGGCGGTTCACCACATTTAGCAGCATTATCAATGGAAGCTGGAAAAAGACAACAAGAGGTTGAACAATTAGACCAAGTAGTAAAATTAGCAGAAATTTCAAAACTGACACAAGAGGAGTAAAAATGGACAAAAATAAATTAAGAAATATTATTGAATTAGTTGTTCGCAAAGAAGTCAAAAAACAACTGAGTGAGATATTTATTAATGAAGAAAAAGAAATCAATTTAGCAGAAACGATTTCTAAACCTAAACCTAAAAAGGTTATCAATAAACCAAAAAAACAATACACAAAAAACCAAGCGTTAAACGAAGTATTGAACAACACCAAACCATTAGGTAGTCAAGAACAAGAAGACTATCCAACATTGGGCGGTGGTGTTTTAGGTTCTGACAATATGGCAGAAGTTTTAGGATACGGAGATTTAGGTATGGGTAGTAATAAAGAAAGAGCACGAGAAGTCGGTGCAGTTGAAACAATTAAGAAACAAGGTGTCAATGTAGACGCAGTTCCTGAAGATGTTGTAAACGCATTAACTCGTGATTATTCTGGACTTATGAAAGCAATGGATAACAAGAAAAAAGGCGAAGGTAATTACAGACCATAATGGCTAGAAGTGTAAGAGAAATAGACAGAAATGACGACAAGTATGTTGGTATTAGATTTCCATTAGGATATAGTCCTGAGGGGTTTTTCTTTAGAACAAAAACCGTATTAGAACAATCAAAAGCTAATCTAAGAAATTTATTATTAACAACACCTGGAGAAAGAGTATTTCAACCAAACTTCGGGAGTCGTCTAAAATCAATTGTGTTTGAACAAGGGACTGATATTCCTAATAGAATAGAAGAAGCTATTCGTATTGCAACAGATAGATTTTTACCTTACATAGATATTAAAAATGTATTTACTACACAAGAACAAAATCAAGTCAATGTTCAAATTGAATTTTCGGTTCCTTTTAATCCTGATACAATTGAAATATTAAATTTTGACTTTAGAATTGGAGAATAACAATGGCCGATTACGGAACAAATAAAAAAACATTATCTAAAGAAGTAAATTATCTCGGTAGAGATTTTACAGATATTAGAGAAAATTTAATTGAGTTTGCGAAAACATATTTCCCAAATCAATACAATGATTTCAATGAAGCATCACCAGGTATGATGTTTGTTGAAATGGCTGCTTATGTCGGTGATACATTAAATTATTATGTTGATAATCAATTTAGAGAAACACTTATCCAATTCGCAGAAGAAAGAAAAAATGTTTTATCAATAGCACAATCATATGGATATAAACCAAGATTAGCAACACCTGCTATGGTAGAATTAACTTTTACAATTGATGTTCCAGCGTTAGCGGTAGACGCAAATACTTATAAACCTGATTTAGATTTTGCAGGAAAAATTGAAGCAAACTCTACTGTGTTATCAAACAACGGAACCGAGTTCACTATATTAGATGATGTTGATTTTAAAGTATCAAGTTCATTAGACAATATGGAAGTAAAAGCATTACAACCTACTTCGGGCGATATACCTACTAATTTTAGATTAACAAAAAAAGCTATGGCACAATCTGGCATTAGAGAAGAAGAAACTTTTTCATTTGGAAACGCAAAAGAGTTTGATAAAATTGTTTTATCTAATGAAAAGGTTACATCTATCGTGGATGTTGTTGATAGTGAAAATAACAAATACTATGAAGTTCCATTTTTAGCACAAGATACGGTTTTTGAAGATGAAGAAAACTCATCACTAAATGACCCTGAATTAGCAGAGTTTAAAAGTGATACACCTTATTTATTAAAACTTATCAAAACAGCAAGACGATTTACAACAAGAGTTCGTGAAGATAATAAAATGGAATTAAGATTTGGTTCAGGTGTTAGTGATAATGCAGACGAAGAACTAATTCCAAATCCAGATAATGTTGGTTCAAGATTAGGACTTGGTGTATCACGATTAGATGAGAGCTTTGACCCAAGTAATTTCTTAAAAACAAGAACATTTGGATTAGCTCCAAGTAATACAACACTTACAATAAATTATAATTATGGTGGAGCGGTTGAACATAATGTGTCAGCAAATAGTATTACATCTTTTAACAGATTAACTTATACCAATTCTACAACAGGATTAGATAGTGCTACATTAACTGAAGTAGAAAATAGTATTACGGTAATTAATGAAGACCCTGCTTCAGGTGGTGCTTCAACAGAAACCATTACAGAAATAAAACAAAACGCTTCTGCTTACTTTAATGCACAAAATAGAGCGGTAACCAAAGCAGACTATATCACAAGAGTTTATTCTTTACCACACAAATATGGTAATGTAGCAAAAGCATTTATTGTTCAAGACGAACAATTAGAAGCACAAGGACAATTAGTAATTAATGATGGAATAATTACCGACACAAGAGGTCAATCAACTGAGGTTAAAAACCCATTAGCACTAAATATGTATTTATTAGGATACAATAGTGATAATCATTTGGTTAGAATTAATAGAGCGGTTAAACAAAATGTTAAAACATATCTATCTCAATATAGATTATTAACAGACGCTATCAACATTAAAGACGGATACATTATTAACTTTGGTGTAAAATATAATATTATTACTAAACGAGGATATAATAAAAATGATGTCTTGTTTAGAACGATACAAAAAGTTAAAGACTTCTTTAACATACAGAAATGGCAAATAAATCAACCGATTGTGTTGAGTGATTTAGCATATCAGATTTCTACTTGTGAAGGAGTTGTATCATTAGTTCCACCAGAATCTAATAATCCTAATAAAGAATTAATATTAATTGAAAATAAATTTGAATCAGGTCTTGGATATAGTGGTAATGTTTATGATATGGATTCCGCAACAAAAGACGGAATTGTATATCCATCATTAGACCCAAGTATATTTGAATTGAAATATCCAAATTCAGATATTGAAGCAAGAGTAGTGGGAGATAGATAATGCATTATTTTGAATTTGGTAAAAGAGATACAACATTATATTCCGGCGGAACAACCGCGTCAAGAAATACAGGTATTGATGAAATATTAGAAGTCAATAAAGTTGTAAACAATAATGGTACGGTAGGAAATGTTTCAAGAATATTAATTGACTTTGATTTATCCTACATATCAAAATCTATACAAGATGGAAAAATTCCTTCTACGGCAAAATATTATTTAAATTTATATGACGCTACTTCTGATGAACTTGAAGTAGAACAACCACTACACATTTATATGGTTAGTGGTAGTTGGAAACAAGGTTCAGGTAAACTTGACCACGACCCCGTAACAGACAACGGAGCAAGTTATCAATATAGAAACCACGAGGCGAAAACACCTTGGGTAACAGGTTCAGTATTGACTGACGGAGGTGCTTGGTTTACAGCAAGTATTGACGGACAATACGAAGTATCATCATCATACAACTTAACATTTGATAAAAAAGATGTTAGAGCAGATGTTACTGACTTGGTAAATAATTTTATTTACTCATCATCAGATTACCCGAACAACGGTTTTATCGTTAAGAGAGAAGATAGTGGTTCTTACGGAGACCACCCGAGTTCATCTATGTTTGACTTCAATACAGGTCAAGAGGGAGATAGTAGTCGTTTAGGAAACTTACAATATTTCTCAAGAGAAACTCATACAATCTATCCACCTAAATTAGAAGTAGAGTGGGACGATAGTTCTTGGTCAACAGGTAGTTTATCAGCTCTAAGTGCTTCTGACTTAGATAGATTAAAAGTTTATTTTAAAAATTTTAGAACAGAATATAAGGAAAAATCAATCGTTAAATTTAGAGTAGTGGGTAGAGAACTTTACCCTTCATCAAGTTTTGACACCACGCCAGCAGAACTTACTGTAAAATATTTACCAAGTAGTTCAGTAGAATATGAAGTAAGAGACGCTGACACAGAAGAAGTAATTATTCCATTTGGTAGTGGTTCACGAATTAGTTGTGATTCAGAAGGAAACTTCTTCCGAGTTCAAATGAACGGATTTCAATCAGAAAGAAATTATCGTTTTTGTATCAAGGTAGTAAGTGGTAGTGGAACTACTGATGAACAAATAAATTATTATGATGACGACTTTGAATTTAGAGTAGTGAGGTAAACAAATGCCATACTTACCAAGTGAAGCAGCAAAAAAATCTAAACTATATAACAACATCATTAATGGTGCTGAAATAGAATATCAAAACGAAATAGAATTTTTAAAACAACAACAACAAATTTCTGCTTCGTTAGATTCTAATACACCACTAAGAGATGAAGACGGATTCTTAGTGTCGTTCGAATCAGAAGAAGTTGGTGTAGCATTAGAAGAACAATTTGAAGAAGTTCGTTTAGAAAACGCTCAATATTTTTTTGAAGGAGAAATAGATAACGAGTTTACACATTACTTTCAACCAGAAGAAGACCCTGACGAAGATGATGAAGAACAAGATAATTCAGATGAAGATGTTACAGATGAAGAAGTAGATTTTCAAATGACAAAACGAGATAACTTAATTCAAGTTATAAATGTTTACTTTGAAGAAGAAAATACACCCGATATGTCAACATCTAAACTACATAGTAAACTTAACGAATTTTTTAGGGTAGAAGGTCAAAGACCAAAAGCAAAAAATTTCAAACAACTAGCGAAAAATAAAGGATTTAAAAATGCAGAAGGTTGGGAAGAATTCAGAAAAGACAAAATAGGTGTAGCTCGATTTACAAGAAAAGGAAAGAAGAAAAGATTATTTGGTGGTAGAGGTCATAGACACAACTATCGTTCACTAAAAGATGATTTAAACACATTTCGTTATGATGATGTAATTAATAAACAATTATACCATACAAAACGAGGACAAGAAATTTGGTTAGAATTAGGATTTCCATATCAGAAAGATGAAAAATAATGGCTATTGAATACGGATTTACACAACAAGAAAGAAACCAATACTTTAATCCTGAAAAGGTTTATAGTAGTTGGGGTAGAGATTTTTTAAATGACTTTATGGTCTTGTATGTTTATGACTTAGAAGGTAATTTTCTTATTAGTAAAATTATGGGATTAGATGAAGTCAACTTAGAAAACGATGGAGATTTTATTGATTTAAATGTTGGCCAACACATGCGAGATTTGGGTTTTAGTGAAGGCGAATATTCCATTACATACAAATTTCTTAGAAGATTGGCAGGTAGAGAATCAACACAATTCGTAGATTCAAGAGGATTAATTTATGACCAAGAAGTTGAAAGAGATGTTGTTGACGGAGAAGTAAAATTCTTTAAAGCAAAAGGAGATGAATCAGATAAGTCAGAAAGAGAAGAAGTATTTATCAAAGAAATGAAATATCAACTTGTAGAAACATCACCAGATAGAACAGAATTTATTTTACAAGTTGATGATAAAATAAAAAACGCAGAATATAGATATGACTTTATTGAAATGGGTGAAATGATACAATATAATCCAATAAGAAAAAGTAATCGTGGTTTAATTAAATTCGATACAAAAGACCCGCATGTATTAGAATTTGATATTGACCCACAAGATAGAGGGTTTACACAAAATATGGTAGGTGGACAAATCGTGATACCGAACTTATATAAGGTTGACGGAGATGAGGATACAGACAATGATGATGTCGTAGATGATGACGATGACGATACACCATATCTACAAGGACTTCTTGATGACGGAGCAGCATCAGATTTTCTTACAGACGGAATATCAAACAAAGAATTAATCGATATATTATTAAATGACCCTGACCCTAATGAAAGAGAAATAGCAGATGGCGCTCTTCAAGAGAGAGGTCGTGGAAGAGGTGAGTTCTAATGGCAAGAAGAGCGTTCATAGGAATAAATAGAAGAGTTGATAGTATTCGTAGAAAACCGGGTAGAGCAGAAGTATCGCCTGGTGGTCGTGGGTCATCAACAATAGAATCAAGACCAACAAGACCAAGAGGAGATGTTCGTGAGGATAGAATAGAACCAATTAGATTAGATGTAAGACCAATAGATTTAAGAAGAGATACATCAGCTGATGACATTGTTCTTCGTCCAAGAGAATTAGATAGAGAAGATAGTGGTGATAACTTTAGTGACCCAAGAGACCCTGGATTACCAATCAGAACACCAAGACCACAAAATGTAGATGGATTTCCAGTTGATATTATTGGTCAATCACCTATTGATAATGATGAAGATGAAATCAGAAGAGAAAGAATTAAACGAGAAGATATTATTCTTCCACCACCACCACCGCCACCAAATGGCCCGAAAATTGAAGATTTACCTGACTTCAAACCCGTAAAAACAGGTCTTGGAGTTTTAGGAGGCGGAGGAGTAAAAACACAAGAAATTTTAGGTAGTCCGGTAAAAATTAAAAAGAAAAAGAAAAAAGTTAGAATTGAAAGAAAACCAATTCGTGTAGATGTTAGAAAAAATAAATCCGTTAGGGGAAATGCAAGAAACAATATTAAAAGTGGTTTAAGAAAAAATCGTGTTCCTAATGGAGAAAATATAATTCAAGTTATTAATGAACAAATAGAAGAAACAAGAAAAACTAAAAAAAGATTTACACCAAGGCCAGTTCGTTCAGTTATTCAAATAGTTCGTCCAAGACCAAGTGTGCCAGTAGTGGAAGTTAGACCAACAAGAACAATTGCAGGTGCACCAATTAGAAGACCAGCACCACCACTACCAGATGTTCCACCACCACCGCCACCAAGACCAACACCAAGGCCAATTGAACCGGCGCCAATAAGAACAGCTAGTCCTTCAAGACCAACATCTGCGCCAATAAGAACAGCAAGACCTACAAGAAGTCCAAGAGCAAGACGACAAAGAGGAGGTAGATACTAATGGCAAGACCAACAACAA